ACTGATAAATGAGTGTCTCTCCAACCAATAGTACCACTATCATTACTTCCACCAGTATCAGACTCAGTTACAACTTGAACAACTTGTCCAGCCGTAGGAGTTCCACCAGGTAGGTTAGTAAGACTTGCTCCAGAGATAGCTGGAAGATTACCACTTAACTTAGTAGCATCCAGTGTACTTGTACTATCTAATATAGTACCAGCAGAATCGGGTAATGTAATCGTTCTTGTTGAGCTTGTCGTTGGTGCTATTAGAGTGACTGTTCCTGTACCTGATGCTGAACCACTGACTTTTAATTTTGCCATATCTTAATCTCCTAAAGTACAACCCAAGTATGTCCAGTTGGTACTGTCACACTGATGCCTGTATCAATTTGTATCGGCCCTACACTTACCGCACTTTTATTTGCACTTAATTCGTAGTTTGTTGTAACAATAAGTTCATTTTCCATGAAGACTTTATCGTTACCGCCGCCTGTAGCACCACCGCCCATCTCTGCAATTGCATCTAATACACCTGCAGTAATACGAAGCTCAATTCTATCACCTGATGTATAAGCTCGACCGGTTGTACTTTCTTGAGCTCTTGTTACTGTTAGGACATCTGTAGACCTAGCAGTACATTTAACAATCTCAAGATTATTTGCACTATCTAAAAGCGTTGCATAGAAATAGTCGGGTGAAGTAAGCGCAGGGAACCTTGCTCCCTCACCTGATGTAAGCGTAATACTTGTAGCACTAGAAGTAATACTCGCTGCTAGTGTTGAATACGCGTTATTGGCGACTTTAACTGCCATAATTTACTCCTAGTTTACAGTAACTGTCCAAGTAATACCTAGTGTATCAGCTGCTGCTTTATTGATTACAGAGAACACCGTTCTACATAACATCGTGCCTGTTGTCGCATGATTAAAAATACCTGCTTCAGTTACTGCGCCTGTACCTACACCTGCACCGAACGTTACTACGTATGCAACACTGTTAGTTGTAACAGTTGTAGATGTTAGTCCTGTACGGCTAGATGTGATTTTAGTCTCAAGTGCTGTATTGCCTATTACAGGAGCTGTAGTACCTGTACCTAGTTCCATATGCGACATTGCAGTTGCAGTTGCATCTTTCATACGCGAGGCAATATAACCCTTACCTGCTGTAACTACGGTATTAGGTATAATTATTTCTTTAGTAATATCGCCTTTCTCATTTGTTAGAGTAAGCTTTAACTCACCCGTCATTTTAATGCTATCTTTTAACATTAGTTTCTCCTATGTAATAGTAGTTATATTAGCCATATACGCGCCGATTGTCAACGTCGGATAGTGGAAGTCTACCACAAGTCCTGCATCACTTGTATCAGGATATGTAATTAAACCGTGGTTCATAATAGGTTCGTTGACCAAACCTGGTGCGCCGATAGTGCCTGTATGCGCTTCGTACGTCGTACTATCAGCTTCACACCCATCTGGGAATGTGGCCGAGTTTATTAAACTATTATCGCCGTTTAGTAGGCAATCATAGTCTGCTATTGTTAGTAACCTAGGGGTGTGTATAAAGCCTGACTCACCGTCAGACATAAATACTTCATCCCAATATTGATTTGTCTCACCTAGAGTCAATGTAAGTGCAATGCTCTCAGTAGCAGTAGCAGTAGATGTTAATATAGAAGTTACAGTCTTCGCAAGACTATCACTTGGAGTTGCTGAACTTGCTAATGCTTTAGTAAGACTAAATAAGTTAATTGAATCCGATGCTGTTACCGGGTCAGGGTCTACGTCTACGTCAGTTAAGTCATAGTCAACAGCAGATGTAAACTGTTTAACGATTGTGCTCGTTGTAGATACTGAACTCGTAATTGCTTTCGTAATATTACGGTTAGTAATACTATCCGATGGAGTAACTGAGTCAGGTTCATATTTGTTATAGGTAAACGTATTGAGTACGTCCGCCATTGTAATAGGGTCAGACTGGACAGAAGTAGGCTGTGTAACTACAGAGTCACCCGCCGTTAAAATCTCAGTCTGGTTGCTTGTAAAGCTGCTAACAAGACTATCGGTTGCACTTGCACTCGACGTAGCTGTAGAGGTTACGCTCTTCGCGTCAGAATCTGTTGCTGTGAGTGTGCTTGTTGCACTCTTCGTAGGCTCTAAAGCTGCAGAATCTGTTGCAGAAACTGGGTCAGGGTCTATATCAGCGTCACTCATGTCGAAGTCGACAGATGAATGGAATATCTTACTGACTACTGCTGTAACTGTTACATCTGAAGCCTCAGTAATATTGACCGTCTTAGCTGCACTATCAGTTGCTGTCGCTGATGAGGTAGCAGTAGAGGTAGCGCTCTTAGCATCTGAGTCAGTAGCGGTCAGAGTCTCAGTAGGACTTGTACCTACATCTTTTTTATTAATTGTATCACTTGCCGTAACTGTGTCACCCGACACTACCTTACCGGGTTCATTACTTATACTATCGCTAGAGGTTAAAGTTTCAGATAGGGCTCTACTTAAGTCAAATACCGTAGCATCTACAACAGTTACCGGGTCAGGGTCTATATCAGCGTCACTCATGTCGAAGTCGACAGATGAATGGAATATCTTACTAATTACTTCAGTAGCTGTTACTGAACTTGCGAATGATTTAGTTACGTTAACCGTTAAGGCATCTGCAATGGCTACTGTTTCTGATAAAGGTTTAGTAATAGTAAAACTATTAATTAAATCAGCTATAGATACTGTCTGCTCACTTAGCACTTCTAGTGGTACAATAAATGCTGTTGCGCTAATTGATGTTGCTGGTGCAGCGGTTAAACCTATAAAGTCGTCAACTTTATTTGTTACAGCAGCTATACTCGACACTGAAGCCGAGGCTAATATAAGCGATGTTACTGCCGCTGTAAACTTTATATTCACTAGAAGTTTTCTCTGACTCTAAATCGTAATGTATCGTATACTGTTTGTATACTACCATTATAATCTACGAGTATTTCCCCCTCATATGCTCCTGCGTCTACGTCTAATACGCCTCCGCTAAAATCAAACTGTACCTGACCTTTTGTTCCGCTATCTATTTTTGTTGTTGTAATAGTTGATAGTAATGTTGTACCGCCCATTGCTCTAAACTTTACTTTAACTACTGTTGTCGCTACCGATAAATCTAATACACCGCCTGCGACATCATCCGTTAACGTTAGAATGATTAATGGCTTCTCATCACCTTTTACTAATTTAATTACATCAGCCATAATATCCTCAAGCTAGTGGGCGCATCTCAACGGTCATAGATGCTCGTGCTGCACCTAGATTCGTTCTTGCTCTACGCTCTGAAATTTTAAATGAAAACTGTTTCGCATGATATGTAGCTAACTCTTTGTCACTCCAGTTTTTATCCGGGAGTACAAGGAGATGTTGTAACGCTCCGTGCATAATTACATTCTCTAGCTCGTCTAATATTGACTTCTCCATCTTAGTCGCTGTACGTAGAGGCTTTAAAGCTACAATCATCTTAACATCATACTTTACTGCATCATCAGGGACGGGGGCAAGAGCAAAATTATCAGCATCAAACTGAGTAATATATCTAGGCTCTGAGCGCTCTTCAGTTGTAGCTTCAGGCCATTTAGGTTGTATATCATGTAAATGCTCAAGCGTAACAGGCTTTAGTCTGCGACCATTTACTGTCACAGTTAAGAATGCATGAACCTCTGCATCTGTTGGTGCGCTGTACGCATAGTCGTACACACCTGGTGTTAAGCGTAATTTAGATTGTTCATAGCGCCATGCTAATGTTCTCTCACAAGCTTCAATAGCTGCATCACGAACATACTGCTCTATGATTGGCGTCGGACATCCGGGAACACTTGGGGCTAAACGAGATACGATTGTACTAAAATCACGTGATGCCATTAGATAACCTCCTTAGGCTTCATACCCGATTGTTCGGTATCGGTAATAGGTCTACTCTGAGCGCCTACACCTAGAGCCTGTGTAAAGGACTCTTGGAATAACTTAGCTCTATTAGAATTAACATGCTCATTATCAATAGACTCCGCTAAGAATACTGTAGCATCTAAGACTACAGGAAAATAGGCATCAGATAATAAAGCAACTGTGGTTGTTGTATCGTAACTAGGTGGAGACTGCGTATACTCTACGACTAGTTTTTGCCCCGATGGAGCTTTAGGGTAGATGAAAAATTTGTTTGGGTTGCGTACATGGCGCATCCAGTTTGTAGCTGCTGCTGCCGTATCATTCATCCATGACGGCATTGCTTGGTCTAGTGTTTCGCGGTTTACTTCGATAACACCATTGCCACTTACTACCGAGTAAACCTCAATAATTCGTATAGAGTCAGAGGGAGCATCTTGTAGTACAGCATCTGTAGCACAAGTAACTTCACCCACGTGAGCAAATAAATCAGGGCGTAATACTGCGATTCTCTTTAAGGCTTGATTAGCAAAACCTAAAAGTACCGCATCAGAATAACGTTGCGGTGAATCAATATCTTGTAAGATACGTCTAGTCTCAGTGATTACATCATTCAGTATCATTTAAGTAGTCCCTTCGATGCTTCCGTATTTAATTCTACATTAACTATGTCAGGTTTTTCAGGTATTTTCTCAGTAGTTAAATCCATTTTAGCTTTTCGCTTTGCTTGTTTCTTCGGAATATGTCTCTCAGGGAATGCAATCTCTGGAGAAACTTCTTCGCATAATTCGTTTTCGGCGAGGTATTTATCCCACCCGTATATTGTGCCATCAACTTTATGCTTTAGCCATCTTTGTTGTGCTTCCATTGCATCTTTCCTTTCAATCAAATTATTTAGTCTTAATACTGAATCTGCTAGTACTTTACTAAGACTAAATAATATAAAGAAAAGGCGGGGCCGAAGCCCCAACCTTTAATTATTTACGAACAGTCTGCAACGACTGCCCATAAACGCATTACTGCAGTGTCAGTAGCATTGATTGTCTTAATGTCAATCGTATCTGCTGCGCTGTAGTATTTACCGTGGCCGTAACCAACAGGTGTAGTTGGGTTTGCATCAGAGGCATAACCTGCTGCTACATTACCATTTACACCGTCAAGGAAACCGTCACCGTCAGTAGCATCACCAACATCAATAGTTAATGTGCCGCCTTCTGCTGTAGTTACATCTAAGCCAACTGCTAAAACCATGGTCTTAGCTGGGATAGACAATGCTTCAATTACATCGTTAGCGCCAAGTGCTGTTGCACCTGCTGCTGCACGGTCAGTAGTAATTTTAGCGAAGTCTAAAGTAACTTCTATTACACCTGTCTTATAATTACCAGAAGATGTATGTGCACCTACGCCTTTATTAAAGCCGATGCCGTCGCTATATGTAGCCATTTTAGTCTCCTATATTACAGTGTAATTACTGACTGAGCCAATGCTTCAGGTTTAACTACCTTATAGCCATACACTTGTAGACCACGGATAATGTTACCGAAAGTTGATTCAGAACGTAAAGTTTCAAGGTTAGTCATTTGCGAAGCAAATGTCATACCCATTTTATGACCAGCGATTACATCAAATTCGGCGCCAGTCTTTTTCAAGTTGTGGCTCACAAATACTGTGAATCTGTCAATCATACCCAAACGACCATTACGTAATGGTGTCATACCGTCACCGGTAATTGACGCATCTTTAAGGTCGGATTGCTTGATGTAAGCAGCCATCTTAGCTGGAATAACTAAGAAACGGTCACTCTCTGGAGAGTTAGCTTCATCAAGAGTTAGGCCCATGTTAATGATATGTTCAATAACATTAGTCTTAGTTACCGCAAATGGAGTACCTGCTACACCTAAATTGATGTTGCCAGATATTGCACCTGCTGCTGCACCTTTATTCTTAGCTGAAATACCCGGAAGGATATCAGCTAATACGCGTTGGTCAATCTTAATCTTCATACGCTCAGAAGCGTCTTTAGACCATTGGTCCATCATTACGATGTCCGATTGAACTTTATCTACGTCATCTTCAACCGCAGCAAAATACTCACCTTTATCGATAAGTAGTTGTAACTTAGGTTTATCAGGGTTCTCAACAGAGAGTGTTTGTCCCTTAACGTAATCACGAATCGTAAGTTCAGGTGTTGTACGGATATTAACCGTATCGCCGAACGCTTTGATTTCGCCTTCATAGTCAGTGTTTGAGATTGCCGACAACACCGTAGCGTCGTAGAAATTCTCAATCAGTTTACCTGACCAAATCTCTGGGATAAAATTCCCAGTGTATGCTGGATTGCCAGCTGCTACCGCAAAAGCCATTATAGCCTCCTATATTATATTATGCAGTGATAATACGACCGTCTCGCTGTGCAGCGAAAATGTCGCGTTCTGTTCTAGCACGTTCTTTATCTTTACCTTTGTATTTGCCCGATTTAATAGCATCATAAAATGAAGCAATATCGGCAGGCGTATATGTCTGGTCACCATTTACTGCAGGTGCCCCGGTGGATTTACCCTTACCCGGAGCAATCTGCTTCTCTAGCTGAGATTGTGGACGTGCTGATTCTTGTTGAGCTCGTGGCGCACCATTCATAGCTCCCCAAGTTGAAAAAAAGCTAGCTACCCTACGTACATCGAAGTTGTTTTGTGCATCTTCTAAATATGTCTGACGGCTAATTCCCGTTAGCGGGTCAATATCTAAGAGCCAGGTTTGAAAATCTGGAATCTCGTTAATATCTCTCCAATTTGGGACAACAGATGAAAGCTCGGACCAAAACGTATGTTCAGAACTCTGAGCCTGTTGCTGTGATAACTGCTCTACGCGAGGCATCACATTTGACTGTAGTTGCTGAATCGTTTGTTCTAAATAAGCAATGCGCTGATTAGATACATTAGTCTCTTCTTGGCTCACACGACGCATAACGTCGATTGAATCACCGTAATCCTCAATATCTTTCTCTGTTACCAGAGTTTGAGAAACCTCCGCCGCTTGTTGTGGCGCTTGTTGTTTCGGTGCTGAGCTAAGTAGTTGTTCTAATTGTCCTACTCTGCCTGCTAATTCCCGTTTATCTGCGTGCAAACGTGGAATTTCTGCATTGTACATTCCTTGTAAGGTCTTATACTTTTGTTCTAGTGTTTTATCATCTTGAGTACCTGCTACCGTTTGCTCTTCTGGTGCAGATTGAGTTGCTTGTTCTTCAACACGGTCGGCTTGTACCTCTCCAGTAGGCTGGGCTTCAACGCCCTCCTCTGGATTAAGGTCTTCATATAATTGTTGTACTGCCTCTGACTGTTTCTTCACTTGCTCTGGTATTGCCATGTTATCGCTCCTATCTGGTATGCGTAATAAAATACAGCTATCGTTTTGACTCTGCTGCGTGTTCTGGGGACTTTTCTGCGAACTCATAGAGTTCTTTTAGAACTTGGCACCGTCCCTGAGCTAGTGCCACGTTCGTAGTAACGCTTGGTAGTTGCGATAGTTCATGCTCCTTCCACCCTCGCATCCATTCTAATAGAACTGGATACTGGCGTACAGTTGCACCTAACGCATGAATAACCTCTGGTGAGGGTTTTATCAACCCGCACCTCCCGTCACACGGTTACTCACTGTGTTTCCATCCATTCCACCTTTGGGAGAGCCGTCTGGTTGAGTTGGAGTTCCGCTTTCTGGCTGTTGCGGCTGCTGTTGTGCAGCAGCTTGAGCTAGCTTAGCGTTCTCGCGTTCAGCGTAACCGGCCTTCTCCCGAGATGGGATGATATCATCCACAGGCATTTGCAACCCTTTAGCCACTTCGCGAAGAATCGCGGCACGGCCTTCTTTACCAACGATTTCCATGTCGATTTCGTTGGCGGTTGCATTAAGAAATTCAATTCGGCGTACGTTAACAGTCTCTTTAACTGCTAAGTTAATAGCGCCACGAGCGATAATCTCAACATCGCCCTTAATACTTTCATCTGTGTCATAGCGCATGTTATATACGAACTGCCTATGAACAATCTTTTTAATTACGTCGCTATCAATATGCATAACAACTTGTCTAATTCCTTTACCTGCTGAACCCATAAGCATGGATAAGCCTGACGCCGTGCGTCCTGCTCCATGTACATTAAGGTCACCTGATATATATGAAGGGATTCCAGAATGGTCATCAGCTAATGCACTAAACTTCTCATACACAGCCATCAGTGTATTCGCATTATCATCTGGTTGTGTAAATCTAACAGCTGGGGCACTAGACCCCATTGGGTCATTAGTTACCTGCCAAATTTTCCAAGGGTGCATCTGAGTGATGTCTTCATTCGGGGGTATACGTTCGAGGTTAACTTCCACTTGAGGACCTGAAGCGATGCCCATATTGTTAACCAGTGCTCGTGCAGCCGCGTTACAAATATTCTGTACATCTTCGATAACTTCGGGGATACCTTTTCCCCAAAAAGCTCCTGGGCTTTTAATAAGTGACGTTTTAGCATATGGTTTTTCTCCTAATGGGTCATAATTCAGTACAGCTTTAACTACATAGTTACCTATAAGTAGTACACATGCTTCATATTCGCGAGCTTCATCAGGTACTTCTTCTTCATCTAGTCCCCACTCACGTAACATCTTGCCACTTACCTTTCCATAAAACTCTAAGGCGTCATAAATTTCAGTTGGCCTATTAAAGCTCTGCGGTTTACGTTCCGCATCTTCCTTTTCACGTTTAACATCTTCATTGACCCAGCTACTACCGTTCCCTTCTTGCAGAATTTTACGTATAGCTTCTTCATCATAATTAGGTACACCGATTAATTCAGACAGTTCCATACGTGTTAATGGATGATGCTCGAATAAATACCCTTCATCAATATTTGTAATCCCTGGCTCAGGATAAATCTTAAATGGGTCAACCCTTTCATACTCAGGAGCTAACTCTTCACCTGCTTTAGCAACTGTCGCACCTGTCTCATCTTGCGCCCACTCTAGTCGACGTTGACGTCGTACTATAGGACCCTTGATGAAGGCACACGGAAAAGTAACAATGTCTGTAACAAATTCATTAAACGCATCAGCCCAACCACCTTGTGCAAACTGGTCGCTGATTTTAATCTTCATCTTATCAGCACGATTCTGTGCTTCTTGTAATATCTTAAAGCGATAGTCTTGTGTGACCATCTCTTTCATCTCTGCCATCTCAATCTCTGTAGGTGCTTGGCCTGCTGTCTCAACAAGTTTTAATACATTCTCAGTAAACACTTTCTCTATTTCTTGAGCTTGTGTTGGAGAAAGGTCAGGGAGGGGGGTAGGACCTAAGTCCCATGGAGGAGTACCAGTGTCAAGTAATATGTCTCGTAGCCAACTCTCGCCTGCACGACACTTAACTTCTGTAATTCCCATGTATATAGTTGAGCCACCTTGTGACTGAATCGCACTAAGCTTCGAAGGCTCATACTCACCATTGCGCTGTCGCATGGCTTTAAGCATGATTCTTTCAATAGGTTTCTTAGATTGCTTAGCAGCATCCCAACATGACCTAAGATATGAGGTTAAACCTAAGAGGAGAGGTTCATTCTGGCGTTCTTGAAGGGTACGCTCTGAATCCTCGCGTTCTTGTTCGACCATTGTAGCGTTATCTACTATCCTGAGAACTGTCAATCCTGGCATTTAATTCCCCCAAATGTCCCTATATATGGATGTGTGCTTCTAGTTTTACACTCTTTATCTGTCATATGTAACTTATTTTATAATAAAAGGTCCCCTAGGAGGTGACTCGCTAGGGGAGTGGGTGTGAAACTTACAATGTGGAAGAGGAGAGTAACACCACACCCGCCAACATCATATCATGTCCACCCTATGGATGCAACAGGTTTTACAGGCCGTATACGATTTAATTCAATCCCTTCTTCAATGCTACCTATATGGAGCATTAAGTACTGTAAAGCCTCTGCAACATGAGAATGTTTGTTCTTATCAATCGTCCCGTTCTTCTTATGATATCTATATCCTCCCATCATGGCACTCTTCAACCTAGTGCACCTAGGGTCAACTAGGAACGCTGTGTCTCCGTCAACATGTCTCATCAAATATTCGTCCACCGCGTTGAGCCTCGCCGACACACTGTTAGTCTTCGCCGGCCTTACTTTAAATCCTTCAGCCTTAATGATGTCCACCGCTGAGCGCTCATCGGTCTGCGCCCGCTGGACACCCGCCGGGTCTACAATAACTGTTACAGGGCTCCCTGGGAATCTTTCGTAAAGTAACGGCTTGAGTACCGTCCGCATAAATCTCTGCACACCCATATCAAAGCTAACAGCTTCGTCAAGTATTATCGCCCTACCTCTAGCGTCCTGCTGCCCGATGACTGCAGCGGGGGTTAATCCTAAATCCATTCCAATAACGATAGGCCTCACACCATTAATAATCGGGTTGAGTGCTTCATGTGCCATGTGGTAGTCTGGTCTAAAGTATTTATAAACAGGCATACCATTACTTGACAGCCCATATTCTCCGTCAATATAAACCCGTATATATTCCTCTGACCTACCCTGCGTGCTGTAGTATCCCTCTGGCAAGTTCTCAACATTCTCTCCGTCAGGGCAACGACCCGATGGCTGCTTGAACACATCCCACCCGTTGTCATTCGCACTCACCCCATCTTTAGGGTCGATGTGTTCCATCTGATAATACCACCACGTGTCCATCGTCGGCGGGTTAGTATCACCCCACATCCCATGCCACGTCGGCCCGCCGTCCTTGTTACTCGGAAAACGCCCCACACGCTTAGACATCGCATCAATAATATCAGGGTGAATATCCCGACACTCATTAAACCAAGCGAACGTCAGCTCCAGCGAGTTAAGGTTAGCAACATCGTCCGCGTCGTCCAGTGCTCGGAACATCACCTCACACTCCACGTCTCCCAATTTCATGTGGTACGTCTTGGTCGTACGCATGTACCGCCCGCACACTCCCGGCGGGAACCAGTCGAGGAACGTCTTAATCGTTGTATCTGCTAATTGCCTTGCTGTCTCACGTACCACAGCTGCTCGCGTCTTACGTATCCCATGCTCGTTGGGCTCCTGCAAGCAGGCCCGACGCACTATCTCAAACGAACACGTAACCGATTTCCCACTACCAACAGGGCCCATAAGTGTCCGCATCGCAGAATCACTCAACATAAATTCTCGCCCAGTCTTAGGCGGTGTATAGTCTATCTCAGTGCCTTGCGACATTCCTATTCTCCTCTTCGTACAAATTCGCCGTGTCTTCTCCACAGTATGCACACCACTCACTATTAGCCATCAGCACACCGCAACTAGGACACGCCCCTATTATGTCCACACTATCAATCTCACTTATCTCACTATCATGTGGCTCAAGCGGCAACTCTGACGGCTTCGTCATATCTACCACTTGCAGTAACATCACAATAATCGAACTCGGCTTACGTTTCGTCTTCTTTAATATCTTAACACGGAAGGAGATACCAGCCTCAATAAGTTCATTCGCAAAGTCATGATACGTCTTCGTCGTTGCAAACCTCGTCGCCGGAAGGTCATCGTATGTCTGGTCAAACTCTTCAAGTAGCGTCGATAGCAACGGCTTCATCTGTGTCTGTAGGCTCATGGTCTATTACTTTCATCTGGTGCTGCTCGTTACCAAGGTTGATTACAATCTTCACACCTCCACCAGCATCTACCTCTGCCGCATTCTGCCTAGGCTCAAGGTCACCCCACTTCACCGTCGACTTAATTAAGTCTGCCTTAACTGCCGGGGATACTTCAGGGCTATGAATTAAACTCCATGATGTTATCAACAACTCTTCAGCCTGTGCACGCGCTTTAAGTCGAAAGGTCATACCTTTCTCACGTACCTCATCCCGGTAAACCTCTACCTTCTTCCTAAAGATAGGGTCGGCGTTGAATTGTAACATCTCGCTAGCTGTAATTTTATGCCGCTCGATAACTTCATCTAAAGTCTCGCCGCTCTTTTCCAAGAGTAGCGCTATATCAAAGGCCAGCCTATCCGACCACTTCGTGTGCTTCAAAGGTAATGTGTCCATGGGTAGGACTATAACAGGATTTTTTAGTGGATGCAAATGTTTTGGGAAAATTTTTTATGATGAAACTATACAGGTGTGTAAAGCGTTACTTTTTGGAGGTCTTAGATTAAGAGGTTTACTTCTATAGGGGCGGGGGGTGAAAAGCTCAGTCCGACTGCCCCCACCCGACTGTCCGCATTGAGGGTGGAAATCGTGTTGATTCGAAAACAAACTTGACATTTGTGTCAAAGTATGGCAGATTAGAACCATCAACAACACGTTGATACTTTTAAACAATATAGGAGTAACACATGAGAAGTATAGCAACAGTAGAAGAAAGGTTCGAGGTTGTACACACGAACCTATGTAAGGAGTGCCTTAGTAAGACGGTTCAAGTTTATCCTGGCACAGACATATCACTATCATACGCACTACAGAGTATGAATGAGCAACACGAGAGGGATGTGGATAGTGCAGGAGAGTATATAGATATGCTTAGAGATAATATAGATACCCTTGAAAGCGAGTTGAAAGTATACAAAGATACCTATGGCGAAATGCACTACGAGAAACTTAGATAGCAACCAAGAGGGCGAAAGCCCTCACCAACCAAGGAGAGTAATATGAATACAATAGTTAACATAGTGATAATATTTGCACTGACAGTACTAGCTTTATATGCATACACAACGTACATAATGTTTATCCAATAACCAAGAGCCCTGCGAAAGCAGGGTTTCTTTTGTTTTATTTTTAAAGGAATTTACATATATTCGGGGGGTCTAGGCACACCCCGAAAAACACTCTGAATCCTTTATGGCGTGTATCATGCCAAATCGTGTTGATATACCCCTAAACTTGACATTTGTGTCAAAGTATGGCAGATTAGAACCATCGAGAAAGCAATCGCTTCTCTTGATACAACGGGTCAACAATCTCGTTGGCTCGTAAACACTCAAAGGAGATATTATGAGTAGAATATATGAGGGTATGGTGTCCATCGTTAAAAACACCAAGGGTGAAATCGCACTTAAAAGAGATGATAAGGGTGATTGGAGTAACGAAAACGCTGAAGCGTTGAAAGTGAAGATGCTGGAGTTAGCAGATACAATGAAAGCATCAGTACACAAATGGAGTTACTACGTAATTGAGGGCGGAACGGATGCAGTGCTAATGGCAGACCGTTACGGAAACCCAAGACTCACCATCTTGCCTAAGCAAGACATGACCGCTAGTAAGAGTAAGATTGAAAAACTAGCCTAATGTAACGAAAAACAAAGTATAGGGTGAAATGCCCTGCTACAAAAAACAGGAGTTCAATATGAACAATGAATGTAAGTATGTACTACTCGAGAAGTCTACTGATGGCAAACGCTGGATAAGACAAGAGTTCAAGAGTAAAGCTGAGTTATATAAATTCAGAATAACCAAGAAACTAAACCGTAAGTAAACCAAGAGCCCTGCGAAAGCAGGGTTTCTTTTTGCTTGTTTTATTTTTAAACTATATCTACCATGGCTCGGGGGGTTATACCTCAGTACCATGCCACTGTTTAATATAATATGTATTACAGGTCATACCTAACTTTACAATCTACCTACAACCCGCACCACAACAACGTTTCAGCAAAATAATATAGATTAGATAATCCTAATATACCTAGAAAAGTGTCAAGTTAAACTTTACAACTTTACAAGTGTCAAGTGTCAAGTAATTCCATAAGCCATTGATACTTAAGGAGAAACCATTATAATATATGTAAAGTTATCTCTATAATATAATATAAATAATCTACATAATCTACTTTTTTTCTTATCATCAGCCACTAGATTGCAATATTCCATCAGATTTAATGATAATGACATAACGTTTTAGCACCTCATTACAAATTAAAATGTAGATTTTATAGATTATTTTTCATAAACCCTTTGGTACTGCACCCTCTAGCGATACATTTTTACAATCTAACCTAACTATACACATAGATTATTTAACTAACTTGACACCTCAAGTAGATTTTTTCACCCCCTATTTAAATACACGCGCGCGATTACTACTAAACTTTACACACTAATGGTTACTAACTTTACAACTGCCCTTACTACATCAGTATTAGATGACTGCATTACACTGACCGCTTTCTCTGTGTACGGGGCAAAACTTGACAAATCGGCAGGGGCGTGGCAGACTCTTGTCGAGGTCTGGGATTTTGGGTTTATATTCTTAACCCATCTTAATCCTCTACTTTACAACTAAGAAGTTAGATGAACTAACTTTAAAACTAAGGGTTGATACCCATCATTAAGGAGAATATATCATGGCAAGAGTATACAACGGTAACGTGGAAGTAATCTTAAACACTAAGAACAAAATCACTGTAAGAGCGAATGACAATGGCAAGTTTAACCAAGAGAATGTAAAGGACTTACATACTAAGATGGTTGGATACGCTAAGGAACATGATGCTGAACTTAGCTTCTTTACTCCGGATAATAAAGCGAAGGATTTAGCACCAGTCTTACTAAGTGGTAGAGGTAACTCACCATATGTAGCAATGTTACCTGCTAAAGAAGATGGCACTACTGCATCACGACCAACTGTTACTGTATTAGGTTAACATCAACTGTTACAGCAACTTAAAGGGTGGTCTGTCTGACACCCTACTTACTAAAAAATATCAAAACTTAAAGGAGATTTACTATGAACTTATTTTTAGATTGTACCCCATCAACTACACCTAACCACACTGTCATCAATGGTGTCTACACTGCTGAGGATGCTATTAATTGGGCAATACAGAACCTTGATACCATGACTCAAGAAGATTGGCTACACTACAACACTGATGATGTGGTAACAGTACAGCATTCACTCGAGGGTTTAATGCACACATTCTTACTTAACAAATGCCCCATTGAAGTGGACATGAAGCAATGGGTTAATGCTGTGGGTAAGCAGTTTGCATTTGATGAGGGGGTAACAGTACACAATGATGCTATCCGTAACAGCCTTGTTCAAGGAGCTACTAATGACCACAATGGTTAAGGTTGCTAACAAGAATGCTAGTAGGGAGGTGCTTAACCACATCCCATTCGATGGTAGTAATACGTTTGGTAGGTGGAGTCATAGGGGGTTGTTTACTGAGGATGAAGAGGTGTATGTTGTATACAGTTATGGTAAACACTTCCCGATGTATGCTTACTCTACACTGACNNGCACAAGACGCAGTTAAGACCTACATCTAGGACGAAGGTTATACCTCATGGTTGCATGGTTACGATTGCTAAGTCGGGTATTAAGTCGCTGTTAACCCATAGGATAATGAGAGGATTATTATGTTGAGATTGTTTTGCTTAAGATACGGTGTCGGAGGGCAGATGGTATGTAGCCTTAAAGGTAAGCCCGTATTTTACAATGATAAGATGGTGGCTAAGACCCACCGACAAGATGGTATGGTAGTGTCATACGGCACTGACCATAAGAAATATAACTATGTAAAAGGAGATGTAAGATGAGAGCATCATTGATGAAAGATACAGTTAAAGCATTGTTCCCACAACAGAGGACGATGTGTATTGAAGGAGCCCCTGGTGGTGGTAAGACAACGATAGTACACCAAGTGGCTAAGGAACTTGGGGTGGAGTGTAGGGAACTGCATATGCCGACCATGTTGGTTGAGGACTTCGGGATACTATACCCCGATAACAACGACAGTAACAGCCTAACTTATCGCTTACCAGAGTGGTTTCCAGAGGAGGGTAAAGCACCAGATAAAGGCATCCTATTGTTTGATGATAGGAACCAAGCAGGTGCAGACTTGCAGAAGGTGTTGGCTAACATATGTCAAGCAAGGACTTTACACGGACATAAACTTCCTGATGGTTGGCAGGTTATCTCCACTGGTAACAGGCAGAAGGATAGAGCAGGTGCTAACCGTGTCCTATCACACCTTAGGAATAGGGAGACAGTTGTAGACCTTGATACACACCTTGATGACTGGAGTAACTGGGCTATTGAGAATGGGGTGAAGTCTGAGGTAGTGTCGTTCATAAGGTTTAGACCTGCTTTACTGCATGACTTTGACCCACAGAGGGAGCAGAATGCTACACCGAGAAGTTGGGTGGAGGGTGTCAGTGATGTACTTGGAACAGTACCATCTGAGGCTGAGTATGAGTGCTTTAAAGGGGCAGTTGGAGAGGGTGCTGCGGCAGAGTTCGTAGGGTTTGTGAAGATATACCGTAAACTACCTAATCCAGACAACATCATACTCAACCCGACAACAGCAGAAGTACCTACTGACCCAGCGACGTTGTATGCACTGAGTGGTGCGATTGCAGAGAGGGCAACAGAGGACAACTTCAACAGAGTGTGTACTTATGCAGAACGTATGCCACCAGAGTTCAGTGTGTTGAGCATCAGTTATGC